TTAATTCCACGGGGACTTAACTGTGCAATGGCGTTGGCTTGGTCCAGTATATGAAGACACCTCGCAGGACTTAATTAACAACTCAATTGTTGTTAGAAACTTGCAAGAATTGGGTGTTGATAGTATATAAGCACTGAAGTTTCTTTTCCCACAAAAAACGGATGAGGAACGAGCCGCGATGTTATCGGGGTTCCCATTCAGGATGGTAAATGAATTGCAAGGAGCTTTCCAAGCATTCAGTCGCCTGGTGTCGGGAATGATGCAGACCCCTCACCCGCAGTCACCAGATTTACCTATGGCTGCAGATCCACGTTTGGATTTAACACCTTATCTGTATCGAACTTTAGAAGCATTACAACAGGAGATGAGTTATGCAGGACGCTACCGTCCAATCGATCCAACCGACGAGCCCAACACCAGTGGCCGTCGCCCCCAGCAGCTACGTGGCGGCAGCACCGGTTCCGGTGGCGCTGCCTCAGGCTCAAATTCCGGTGGGTATGAATTACCCCCAACAGGCTCCGGCGGGTCCTATCAATTACCCATCAAGCCCGTCTCAATACGTCCCCCAATCCCAACCGGCGGCGGTTCCTCCGTCCAACCCATGGGAGGCGGCGTTCAACAAGGTGGTAGGAGCACTGAGTCAGCCAGCCCCATCCCCGTTCCAGGCAGCACCGTCAGCTCCGGCCCAGACATACCCACAAGCTATCCCGGGAAACTGGGCACAGGCGGAAGCGATCAGCCCGGGTATTTCACAATCGGATCGCCTGACTTGGTCGCCCAACCAGGTATCCTCGCCCAGCTATTCCCCAACCTCCTCGACTCTATACGGTCGGGCGGCGGAGGAAGCCCACGCGGAAGTGGACGGAGCGATAGCGGATTATTACAATCTGAGTCCGGAAAGCAGGGCGGTTCTGAACGCGTTCGGTCCAGAGGCCCCAGGGATTCTAAACAATTACGCGGTAAATCTAGAAAAGCTTCTCGATGACGCAGTAATTTGGGCTCAAGATGAGCGTCAGTGTCTGGCTGACTATGCCGACTATGCTATTTGGGCACATGATACGCTTTGCGATTATGCAGCTTTTGCAGTCAACGAGCACGTCGAAAACAAGGCATACAACGAGATTTTAACTAATCCCGATGTTTTGTCAGATTACACCTTGCAGTTCTTCGGACCCCAGGGACCTTACCCTGTCTATGAGTCCGAGCAACAGCTAGAAACTCGCGGTTATCCGACTGCCGTCCAACCTACTCGTGGCGCAGCTATGCCTGCTCCTCCCGTGCAGTCCAGTCCACAGAATACCCGTGAGTTCTGGAATGTTTTTGACCAGCAGATGATTAATGATCCGCAGAACGCTTGGCGTATCCTGAACCAAGCAAATCCAGGAACAATGGCTAACAAGCTGTTTGTAATGGAATGATAAATACAGAGGGGGTACTTATTACCCCCTCCGTATTTAAAATTACTTGATGCTAGTATTTTGTTAGATAAGCCGTTTGGCTTTATCTTTCACCCGATAAACCTGACACTGGAGGATAAACCAAAGTGTTCATTGATAACGATTTTCCAAAACTGCTAGGTGCGGAGCTTTATCGCCCTCACCCCGCTTACATTTGCGAGATGGCTGCTGAGCCTGTGGTCGTCCATGACTTCACTCGCCAGCCCGGCCAGACGGTGCAACTTGATCGCTACAAGTTCTGGGGAACCCCTGGAACCAAGGAGAGCCGTGAGCGCGTCTCCGATCAGACCATCGGTACTGCTAACAGCCGCAACATCACCAAGGAGAAGGTGCTTGTTGTGCTGAAAGAGTACACCGGTCCTGCTGATCCAGGCGATCCCACCCAGCCTTCAACCTTTAAAATTGCCCGTGAGACTCTGGTTACCGCTCAGCGTCTGCTGCTCGACACCGGCAACTTGAACATGTTCCACCAGAGCATCGGTTCTCTGACTCTGCTGGACGACTATCGTCGTTGGCGCGACCGCGTCTTCATTGACGAAATGGCCAAAGCTGAGGCTAATGGAGCTGCATCCGATGACATCGGCGGTTACTATTTTGCAGGCGCTAAAGAGAAAGACAGTCAAAACCGTATCTCTTACACCACTGCTGAGTATGAAGCTCAGGTTCAGCAATTCTCCGTGCGTACTGACCTGCTGAACGTTGTTAAGCAGATGCGTAAGCGCAACGTACCTACCTTTGCTGACGGTCTGTATCGTTGTATTTGCGATCCCACCTTCATGATGCACCTGCGTCGTGACGAGGACTTCCGTGAGATCGCTCGTTACGCCGGTAATCCTGGTCAAGGCATGTACATGGGCAACCCCATGATGCCTAACAACGCCAGCTTCTACATGGGTCCTCAGGCAGGCCAAGCCTACTTCTTGGCTGGTGAGCCTGTTATGCCTACTGGCGTTCAGTTTGAAGGTGTGAAGTTCTACGAGTCCACCAACTTCCCCAACAAGAATGTCAATACGTCTTTTGACGGCGGCAGCAGCTATGCTTCCAAGGAAGTCGCTCAGGGCTACTTCTTCGGTCCTCAGTCAATCGGTGTTGGCATCGGTGGCCCTAACGCCCAGGTGCTCATCAACAATAATGATGACTTCAGCCGCTTCATTATTCTGATTTGGCAACTGTATGCTGGTTTCGAAATTCTTAATAAGGACTTCATCACAACCGCATTTAGCTTCGTTCAAGACGACGGCACTATTTGAGCCTGACTAATTAAAACAAAACCTCAATAGGAGAGATAAATGACCTACTTGTCCGCTAAGAAAATCTATCCAGGTAACTGGACAGAGGCCTTAAACGGTTGGTACAAGAACATTGATTCCAATCAAGACGGTACTAACAATTCTTCCAAGGCAGGCCCCACCTCTGTGTTGGCTGTCCCTGGTTACCGCTACTTCCAACAGCGTGGTTATGTCAAAGTCACCGCAACTTCTGGTGATGGCGCAGTTGCCTCTGCTGATGTGATCGTTCCTTCCCCCTATCGGCAAGACGACACCCGTACCGACATCACCGGAATGGTGATCTCCGGTTCTACTGACCTGCCTGCCTACGGCTATCGCGCTACTGTCGCCATCGCTTCGGGCTGGGGAGACCGCCGCGTTGCTTCTGGTGTGTATGCAGCCACTGGAAATGTGATCTCTTTCGGTCGCGATAACGCTGGTTCACCTGTCGCCGCTTCAGGCGTTGGTGAAGGAATGATTCAAGCCAACCTTTCCTCCACTACTTCCGGAGGCCAAGCTGGTGAGATTTACTTTGCCGGTGGTTCTTCTGCCACTAGCGCAACGCCTTTCCTGACCGCTACCGGCGCTGCTGGTGTCACCGCAGGTAAGGTATACCGCGAAAACACTGCCGCTACGACCTTTAAGGTCTACGCAAAGGCATCCGGTAATGCTACTGCTACTTCCGGTGGTTTCTACATCTCTTCCGGAGATGCCACTGCTGGAACCTATGGCTACATTGTTGTTGAGCTTTGCTACATCCAACCTGATGTTGCTTCTGACTATAACGACATTGAAGCTTATCTGCCTAACAAAATTGTTAGCAGCGGCAGCTGAATAGGTTAAAATAAGACCAGTAAATTTTACTGGTCTTATGTTATACCGTCACAAAAAAACGGGAGCCACTCTAAAAGTAATTACAGAGTGGGATAATGGCGATTGGAGGATGGTCCAAGACTCTGAAGGTCGCCTTTTTACTGTTTGGCGTGAAGAGATTGAAG